TCGCGTCATTCTTTGTGGGCAGACTCTGCCACCCTGCCACGCCGGAGCTACTGACGCCGTAAAACTTTCCTACATTATCGGTATCATATGATCCGTCCGTAGATTTGCGGTTGTATACCTTGCGGAAGGCATCTGCAGACATGAGTCCCCTGGAGTTGTACGCTGCGTCACTGTATGTCGTATCCTGCGTGGTGATCTGCTTCGTTGTGCCGTCAGCCTTGGTCAGGGTGATGGTCGTGCCGGAGACGGAGGCATCCACGAATGCCGCCTTGATGTCCGTCATGAACTTGCGGAGCTTGCCGAGGATCGCCTTGAACGTGTCGCCTGCCGCCGGGATCGGGTAGGACGCCGAGCTGGTCGTGGCGGTGGCTACCTTCGCATCGGACGCATCGCCGGTCTTGTCGAGCTTGTCGGCGAAGGTGGCGTCGATGATGTCCATGTCATCATTGAGATCCATCACATCGGCGAAGTCTGTGTAATCAGGCTTCTTGAGATCGTAATTTTGTGTATTCTGCATCGTTAATCCTCCTGCCACTTGGCGTTGGCTTTCACATCATCCCACGTATCGCGTCCCTGATTCCACAGGTCTGCCCATGTCAGGCCGGTGAAGCGTGACCACCGATTGAAGTAGATATACACATCCACATCGACATCCGCCGGTGCCATCGCACGGACGATATCGCGGATGGCGTCGGTATTCTGGCACTCCGCGAGAAGGATCCCGACCCGGAGCGTCTTGCCCGTGCGGTCGAGAGCCCACACATAGTATGACTCCCCGACCATGGACGCAATGACCTCTTTGATCTTGCGCTCCGTGTACGGGAGACCGCTTGCCATCTTGCCCCGGATGATCCTGCGCTTGTCCTCGATGGTGTCTGTCGGAAGAAAAGTGATGCCGAGCAGGCGCGCCCACCGGTCACAGGTCGCCTCGTCGGCGATGTTTAAGTCCTGATTGTCGAGCTGTTTGCCGAGAGCCTCCCACAGGAGCCGGAGCTCGATGTCGTAGGCGTTGCTGATCCGCTTAAACTCTTCGATAGCCTTGATGTGCTCCGGGAGATAGTGGATAGTATCGACCGTCATCATGATGCCGTCACCTCCCCTACCACCGGGATCTCATCAGCCCCGAGCGTGAGGTTGCCCGTGGATCCGTTCAGCGTCGTGCCGCTGATATCCTGGACGCCGGTAACCTCAAGCACCGCCGCCTCGAGCCGGGAGACATACACCATGCTCTCCATGTCTGCCGTGCCTTCGGACCATGCTTCTGCGATACTCTCGAGATAGTCCGTGATCTTCTGCGTGATCTCCGCGCCGATGGTCGCCCAGCTGTAGCCGGTCACATAGGTGATATGTGTCGTGATATTGACGGTCACCTCCGTCACGGCCTCCACCGTGACCGTGTGATCGATGGGAGCAAGACCGTAGCCGGTGCCCTGCGTCGGCACCAGTGCTTCGCTGATTGTGTTTATCAGGTAGGAGCTGGGTGCCCGTCCGTCGGCACCGATCACGACACACTTAACCGTGCCGGGCCCGTTCCACACGGGATGCACCTTGCACCCGCCCACGCCGTCGATGCTGTTGACGGCCTGCTTGTAGGCGGTCACGTTGCCCGCGAAGCCCTCCGTCGAGAAGCTCTCAAGGTACCGCTTGTAAAGGCTTGCCTGCGTCTCGATGTCCTCGCCCGGGACGAGTACCTCCGTGATAACGGCAGATGTCAGCCCCGCTACGTAGTCAATCGGCACCAGCCTGCCCGTCAATTCGTTCGGACCGCTCCCCGCCTCCTCGCACATGGCAAGGTATGTGTGGACGGTGGCGTCGATGGCTTCCGTTACGATGTAGTTGTAGCCCTTCAGGCTTGCCCTCCAGCCGATGGGAAGCGCGACATTTGCCGTAATGCTCACATACGCATTGGTCGCAGGCTTGCGGGTCAGGCCACGGTTCGCCGCGATCCGCACGAGACCGTCAAGGTCAGCGGTATCGGCGAAGCCCTCGTTAAGCACGTAATTTGCCTCGATATAGAGCTTCTCGAGCTCATAAGCAAGGGATGACAAAGCGTTGTAGACGAGGCTACCCTCGCCCTTCTGCACCCCATCGCCGACATACTGCTTCGCATCCTCGAGCAGATAGTCATGTGTCATTGTCTCATACATAGTCGCTCACCTCTATCTCTCCAAGCCGGGTCAGGACGGTGAACCGCACCCGGAGCGCGGCCCCGTCCCGGACTACCGAAAAGTCCTCGATGCCCGTGATATACGGGTTGATCATGAGGGCATCCGTGATCTCCGCCTGACAGTCTGACTCGACATACTCATTTGACAGCACCGTGCCGATGTAGTCCTCGAAAGAGGTGCCGTACTGCCACGTGTAGATCGGATATCTGAAGCGCGGTGTCCGCATACAGCACCAAATCCACACCTTGATGGCCTCGAGCCCCTCGACCACCTTGCCCGTCAGCTGACCGGTGTCAAAGTCGATCCCGTACTCCTTCGGCACGGGGATCGTCGTAGTCGTGGAGATCTGAGCGGCGACCGCTGTCTCCATGAAAGACGGTAAAATGCTCATCCTGCGCTCACCACCTTCTCAATCACCAAGAATTTACTCATCGATATCTGATAGACCAGTACCTGATCCCCCGCCTGCAGGGCAGGGATATAAGTCGATGTATCGCCGAGTGCTCCGCCGTCAGCAGGGCATGTCCCCGCCACCTTTGTCGCCACCGGCTTGATCAGGTGCTCCGCAAAGAGCAGATCCGAGCCGTCAAGCGCAAGGTCGCCGATGGCGAGTGATGTCGGGCCGGACATGGTCGCCAGCTGGAGCCCACGCCCCATGATCGAGTCATTGGATGCCATCATTGCGGCAAGATCGTTCGCCCAGCTCATGCCTTTTTCTCCTCCTCTGTCTGCCCTTCCTTCTCGTCCATCAGGGCTTCAAAGGTCAGCTCCAGGTCCATGTGATGCACCCCGTTCTCCCATGTGTGGGAGTCGGAGCTTATCCAGTACCGCCCGGAGAGCCCCGTCGCCGCATCCTTGACCGTAATGAAGTAGCACGAAATGCAGTTGATATCCCCGACGGCCTTGATGTGGATCGTCTGCTTCGGGAGTGTTTTCAGCATTCCCTGCGCCGCCGTGGTGGGATCCACGCCGTCCTCCTGCTTGTAGATCTGCTGGAAGACGCCGAAGCGACCGGCGGACTCGTCATCGTCCACCTGCCCGACCTGATTGCCCTTGTCGTCGTAGACCTTCACGCGATTGACGATGCTCTCCATGGTCTCCTCGATGGAGCTCTCCTCGATGTTGGAGGCATCGCTCAGGGTGTACCCCGCCACCGTCCACTCGGTGCGGTAGACGGAGAACCCACGCTTGTAAATCATTGGGAAGTAGCGGTAGCCGTCGATCTTGTGTGCCTGCGTGTAAGCCGCCATGATGATGTCGTAGAGGCTCATCTGATCGCAGATCAGCGACTCGATGTTGACGCCCGTAGCCGTCAGCGTCCTGACAGGCACCTGCACGTCGGCGCACACCTGCGCGGCGATCGCCTCCGGGGTCGTGTTTTTGAACACGTACTGCCCCTGAGACTCGAGCAGGTGCTTCATCATGTCGTTGGCGGTGTAGCTGATTGTGCCGGTTGCGCTCGACTTCTCCGTCCCGAAGATCTGCCCGAAGAACACCTCGCCCTCGCGCTCGTCTTCCAGTCCGATGAAATCACCGACCGCCACCGTGGGGATGCTCAGGCTCTTGTCATACGGGGCGTTTAGATAATCAAATTCCGCCTGTCTGCATGCCTGAGACCACGAGCCGCTCCACCCCACCTTGGCGCACGCGCCGGTAATGTCGTAAGTAGCCCCGCCGGGCTTATACAGCTTGACTTTCATCTGTCTTTGCCCCCGTAATGGTCAGCACCTGCCCCGGATAGATCCGATTTGGGTTGGAGCCGATGGTGTCCTTGTTCTGCTCGTAGATCGCCGACCAGTCAGCTGCCCCGGTCATCCGGCGGGCGATGGAGGACAGGCAGTCCCCCTCCTTGACGGTGTATGTCTGCACGGATGACGTGTCCGGCTCCGTCCGGTTGGACTCCTCGCCGGGCTCCTGTGCGACCTGACCGTCTGCATCGGTGAGAGTCACCACACTCGACACACCAATCGGCACCTGCCGGTGCTCGGTAAATTCTATGCTGTAATTGACATCCCCGGTGCCGTCATTCTCGGAGTACTCAAAAGACGTGATCCTGACCTGCGTCCTGATCCGCGTGCCGGTGATGATCAGCCGGATCACGCCCTCCCTCTTGAGGGTCTTGATGATCTCCACGCACTCCTTCGGGGACTTCAGGTTGCTGTACTCGCAGTAGCCTGCGTCATAGTGTCGGGGGA